TACGAGTGCCTTTTGCAATCTCATTAGCTTCTCTTTCGATTTGGAACATAAGTCCTTTGAACTTCTCAACCATCCATCTTCCATTTGAATCTGTATCTAGATCAAATGTACCGGCAGTAGTTGTGTTCTCTTGTCCGCCTGTTACAGCAACCAAGTTTACAGTTCTAACGATTTCTCTGTTGATTTCCGCAAGGATCTCAGTAGAAAGAATGTTAGCAAGTTCTGTTTCAGCATCCAAACCATGAATGGCTTTAAGATCCTGAGCAAGTTCCATTGAGTATTCAGCTTTCAAAGCTCTTGACTTAGCTGTAACAGCAATTTTCTCGATTGAGAAAGCCATTTCAGCAAAAGCGTTACCTGACGCATCACCTAAAGCTTCTGCTTTAGCTGTAGTCATACCACCAGCAAAGTTGTAAGTACTGTCATCGCCTGAAGGCTGAGTACCAACGTTACCAGCGTCAGCTCCACCGATTAAGGTGTTAGCTACGTCATCAACCTGAGTTGAATGTGCTGTGTCTGCTTCGTTGTAGAATGCTTCAGTACCAGATTGGTTAGTGTATCTGCTTCTCATAGCAAATATTAAACCAGTAGGTCCAGTCATTGGCTGTACACCAACGAGGTCATAAGCGACCAAGTTAGGCATTGCTCTACGTACTAGGCTGATCAATACTGGGTCGTAGTTATCTACGCTTGATCCAGTAGCGTTTGTTGGAGCTGCTTCCAAAAGAGACTGTGGGCTAAATGCCTGAGATTCTTTAAGAGCTTTCTCCGTGTTTTCTAAACATACGGCTGTTACTGATTTCTTGTGGCTATCTGAAATTTCAGGTAGGTCACTGTGCTCAATAATCGGCTGCCATTTAGATTGTAAGTCTTCATATAAGTTCATGGTTTTCCCCTTTTAAAATATGAAAGTTATTTTCTAACAGTTCGCGATATAGCGGCTGCATAATTTGCCATTCCTTCCTTCAATACTGGAGTAGTTTCCTCGTCCAGGTCAATCGGGTCTTCATCTTCGACAGATGATGCAACAGCGGTTTGAGTTCCGAAGTATGATTCTTTAAGCATATCTAGCTTTGAAGAATAGTCTTCGATACTATCATAATCAAGTCCTTCCGATAGAGCACGGAGTTTTTCAATTTTAGTTTCAGCAAGGTCTTTAGTAGACTCTGCGAAAATTAATCTTTGTTCAGCAGCTTGGATATCTGTGATAGCTGCTATCTTAGCAACAGTCTCTTCTTCCAATTTGCCCTCTAATTCTTCAACTTGAGAATTTAGATCAGCAAGTAGATCGGTGTCAACTTCTTCTGGTAGCTTAATGTTGTGAGCTTCCATAAGACCTTTGAGACCGTCCATGAATGATTCAGCTACTTCAACTTTAAGAGATGATTCGATTGCTACTGCATTCTCCTTCATCCACTCTTCAGCTACATAGTTGAGATATCCATCGACTTTATCAGCCATCTCTTCTTGCATTTGTTCCTTAGCTTCGTTCAATTGTGAATCGAATGCCTCGGATAGTTCGTTTGAATATTCGCTTACGCGTGCATTGACAGCAGCCTCGAATACAGTTTCAGCTTTCTCTCTGAGGTCTTCTGCAAGATCCTCACCAAAGATTGCGTCGATGTCTTCTTTAACACCACCTTGACCTGGTGTTGAAACTTTAGGTGCTTGTGGTTTGTCTGATGCGTTCTTATCTGCTTTACGAGCAGGTGATTTACCTTTCTCTACATTAAGACCGTCAGTGCTTGATACGTCAGTACCGTTGGATGCCTTAGCATTACCAGGCGCAGGTGGGGTGAAAGATACCTTCTTATCAGCTGGTCTCTTATTGTCCTTAGTGCTTACTGGGTCAGCAATGCTTGAATCCTCACCACTGGCCTTGAACTCATCAAGTTCAACTTGTGCTTCGGCTTCATTGATTTCGTCGTTAGCGAACTTATTTAGTTCATTAGCCATTTTTTACTCCTTTGAGATTGAGTCATATTACTTCTATAAAGTATTTATATATTATTAATTGTCTACAGTGTATTTAGGAAAGCTGCAAATGCGGCAACCTGATTTTCCTGTAGGTTTCTGTAGTTAACATTTCCAGCAGCTTGTATCTGTTCGATCACTTTCTGTGCTCTCCAGTTACCTGACGCTGCATCATAAATCCAGTCTACATTTTCCATAACGCCGTTAACAAATGCGTTAGGTGCAGAAGGGTCGGCAACAATGTCACCAGCGGTTGCTAACATAAAGTCACCTTGGACTTCGTTAACACCTTCTGATGTTTGTTTCAATGTTCCCATGCCCCTACTAGACACTCCAAGTTGCGCACCCTCGTCAATAAGGCTTTTTACAATCTTGCCGTAAGGAGTGTCCATAATCTTGGCTTTCCCAATATAATTAGATCCTTCTTTTGAAAGCGATTTAATCATGTGGGAAACTCTTTCTAAGTTAATCGTTGGTCCGTCAGGATGTCCTAACTCACCATAAGCACGATTAGTCTTAATAAATTCTTCGTTATATCTTTCAGCTTCTTTATCAAGAGTGCCGATAGGATAACACCTACCATTTCTATTTGTGATGTCACCTTGTAAGAAGATGCCTTCTAAGAAATAGTTTTTACCAGTACCGTCTGATTTAGCTTCTATTAATGGGGATACTGATTCGAAATTTTGTTCTGATATTAGCTTCATGTTAACCCTCTACTGATACTGCAACACCCAGAACTCCAGCATTAGCTGCAAAGATCTGATCTGTTGGATTCTTCTTTAACAGTATAGATTCACCACCAGCAATAGTTGCTGTGCCGATGTCTGTACCGTCTGTTTGTTCGAGAGTGACCAAGTAAGCGGTCGTTGTGCCGTTGACCAATCTAACACAAGTTGCAGACCCAAAGGTCGATGCAGCTCCTGTAGTTGTTCCACATGCCGCTTGTGTACCTTTAAGTTTGATTACTGACATTACTCTTCTCCTTCGACCTCAGCTGCAATCTCGATTGCAAACTGTAAAGCAGTGTCATGATCTTCTTCAAGCATTTGCTCAAAAGCGATTAGGTTATCTTCTGTAAGATTATCTCTTACTAATTGAACTGCAGACTCATATACCTCTATGTCCATATCATCTTTATATGATGCGGCCTTAGAATGATCCTTGTCTATTGATCCACCTTTGAAGACAGCGTCTTGTTCTGCTTGATTTTTAAAAGCAGGGTGTAGTGTTTGCTGAATATTGTCTAAGTGCTTACCTACGAAATCTCTTTCTGCTTGAGATTTAGGATTCGCATAATCAGATCTCTCGCCAGCCTGCACTTCAGGATCAGGGATAATGTCAACCTTTTTAAGTTCAACAATCTGTCTTAGTGATTTCATAGTTTCCTCTTTTTAGTTTTCTTCAGATTCTTCTGAAGGTTCTTCGTCAGCTGGCTCTTCGATAACGGATTGATCTGCCTCAAAGTCTTGAGGCTCTTCAGTCTCAATCTCTTCTGCGTCCTGATACTCAGGTACGTCTACTTCATCAACGTTATCTTCTAACTCGGCATCTACCTCATCTGGCATCTCTGTGCCAAATAGATTGTTGCTGATAACATCTTTAGCAGCTGTTACATGATCTGCAATTCTATCTTGCATCTCATCAGAAAAAATATCTGCTACTGCATTCGGTCTGTCATCGTTAGCTAAGCCAACCATTCTTAATACTGGTTCTGTCATAATATCTCCATCTATATTTATAATCTAAAAGTTCTAGTCTTGCGGGGCTTCTGGAAATCCAGAGCCTTCTTCACCATTTTCAGCTTGAGGAGGACCAAAATTGTCTATATTCTCCTGCTCAGCCTCTGTGTCTGCCATCATCTCAGCATGCATATCTTCAATCTCTGCATCTGTTTGTCTAAGAATATTCTTCTTAACCCAAGATGAACTGAAGTATTTGCCAAGGTATGGGTCCACGTCATTCACAGTTGAGAGTCTTTCTCTCATTATTTCAATCTCTTTTAATTCTGAGAAGTGATTATCTGTAATGTAATCAAACTTCATGTCTCTTCGTAATGCTGGCCAATCGTCAGGTGAGATAATACCTTTTAAGATAAGCTGCTTCTCTAAAGCTGCCTCAAAGATTCTACTAAACTTTAATCTGATCCTTCCAATAAACTTTTGAAACTTGATCTCGTCCCTAGAGATCTCTGACGCTCTGCCTAATGAGAAGCCAGTCTCAGGTTCTAACCTTGACACAGGTACATTTAATGATCGGTATAATTTCTTTTGGAAGTAAAGTACATCATCCATCTCACCCAGGTTCTGGCCCGCTGGCAATGTTGTGATTTCTGTACCCTTACCACCTTCCCTTCTAGGCAACCAGTAATCTTCTAGCATAGTCATGAACTTTCTATCATCTTTGATCTCTCCAGTGTTGGCGTCGTAGATGGTTCTGTTCTTATGCTTGGCCATCATATCTCTAAGATATTGTTCGGCCTTTAATTTTGGTAA